CACCTCGATCGAACTCGGCCTGGTCAGGTTGGGGACGCGCTTGCGAGGCTGATACTTGACGATCTTGAGGATCGGCGCGAGGCCGCTCAGAGGGAACGTCACCCGGGCTCCGTAGCCTTGATCGAAGCAGAAGGGCTCTTCCTCGACACCAAGGTCGTAGAGCAGAGGGTCCTTCGACATCCTCGCCAGCAGCGTGATGGACGGCGGCAGCGAAGCCGTTGACTCGTCCACAAGGTCGTGACACCAGGCGCCTCGCACCACGTAGTCCGAGCTGTCCATGGCCTGGACGTTCATCAACACCTGCGTCTTCTGGGCCGTCGTGCCGGGACCAAAGAGCGGGGACATGCCACTGTCGATCTGGAGCACGTCGATAGGCAGCACCGCTTCGTCGGAGATCTGCACTGCACCACACGGGATCAGGTAGTCAGTGCCGATGTCTCCATCCTGGCGGTCATACTTGTCTTGGAAGCGACTGGTCATCAGTCCACCTTGCAGCTCGAGTGCTTCTTGAGGTTGTTGGGATCGTCCCAGTATTCCTTGTCGCCGCTCTCGCGGATCTTGCCATGGAAAAGATCGGCCGGAACCGAATGGGTCTGGCGCATGGTGTTGGGGTTGTGACCAGCCTCACGCACCGCCGCACGCCTCTCGTCGATGTGCTGTTGGAACGCTGCTTCCTTCACCGCTTCTGGCCGCCGATCTATGGTGTCGAACACGCGCTTGTCCGGTGCGATGTAGTCTGGGTCAGAATCGCAGATGAAGTTGACCGGCGTCCAGACTCGAGCCAGCGTGCCGCCATCGCATGCCCAGCAAGCCGTGTCCGGTGGCGGACCTTGCTTGATCGAGGCTTGGTATTTGTGCTCAAGCCCGCAGCCTTCACACCTGAACAAGTAGATCATTTCTTTCCCACCACGCGCGCACGGCGCCCATAGCTTCTCGAGCAGCGTCTTCAACCACTGCCCTTGGTGACCACATACTTGATCGACTTCCAAGGGCAAGCGGTGCAGCGTGTCGTTTGCTTGACGCCGACACGCTGCACCGTCACCGGCGCTCCGCACTTCAAGCACGTGCGCCTCATATCACTACGGGCAACCCGCCACGCCAGTGCACAGATCGTCGATGTAGCCGATGGCATTGGGAGCGAGCACCTCGAGCGTGCCTTCCCATTCCACCATGCCCTTCGTCGATGAGCCCAGCTTGGCGAGCTCGACCGCCAGCACCGGCCGCAGAACCGCGATCCGGATCTTGTTGGCTTCCGCCGTCGAGATCCGATCCGTAGCCTGGTAGCGGTGCAGGTAGATCTTCTGAGTCCCGAAGTCGGACTGGTAGAAGTCCACCGTGTTGATGACGGTCCGCTCGTTGACTGGAATGTTGTAGCGGACTTGGCTGTTGGGGTTCAGGGTCAAGTTGGACATCGACCTCTTCTGCGCAGCGTTGGCCCACATGGTGTCGGTCATCGCCCCCTTGTTCCACATCGCTTGGAGGTGCGCGTTGAGCACGCACTCGTCGATGCAGTTGTCGGGCGAAGATCCCGAGACCGTCGTGACCGTGCCCATCTCGTCCTCAGAGAGGCCGAGGGTGGTGACACAAGTCGGGTCGTCGGCTGACGCAAAAGCGTAGTATCCGTCCATCTTCCGTGGGATCACGCCTACCGAGTTCCCCTGGGTCGTCTGGAACTGGCGGATCGAGTGCACCAGGGCGAACTCGATGAACCGCGCAAGCTCCATCGTGGCCTTGCGGAGTTGGTAGACGTATTCGTCACGGAGCCCAGCAGTGTTGATGTCGCGCTGGGTATCCGACACGTCGAAGGTCCGGCGGAGGATGTGCGTCAGGTTGCACAGCCTCTTCCGCGGAACGAGAGGATCGAACGTCGCGTCCGAGCCTTCCGCAACAGCCATCACCTGGGCGTTGCCAACATCCGGATCGCCGAAGCTGGCGAGGATGTCAACTAGCCACTCGTGAACGATGTTGTTCGCGGGGACCTTTTCAAAGCCCGACAGATACAAGGTATCCATCGGTGAGATGTTGGTGATGATGTCGAGCAGGTCTTCACGGTTACCTGTCCCGACATCGAAGGAGTTGAGCACTCCTAGTGAAGCGACGAACGGCATTGCTAGCCTCGCGAGTTGGCGCAGGGCCAGCGGTCGTCTTACCTGCGGCGAGCTCCTGGTAGAGTGTCCCCGAGCCGATCGATCAAGTTTTTCTCAACAAGCCGGGCGCCCTTCTTGTGGTCAGAAGCATCCATGCTGCGCATCAGCTTCCCGATCTGGGCAGCTTCCTCGCGCATCTCTTGCTCTGGATCAGATTGCGGTTCCGGGATGTATCGACTTTGGGGATTCACCATGCTCGCTCTCGGTGCAACGACCGGAGGCACTGCTGTCGCGGGAACCGCATCTCGAAGCACAAGTTCTTGTGGCTCTGACACCGCCTTGAACGCTTGCTCGATTGAGGCATGTTTGTTTCGCTCCCTGAACACGTCGATCAGGGGGCCATGCACCTCGATGTTGAAGGCAGGATACTTCCCGGCCAGCTTCATGAGCTCTCCGTGGGCCACGTTCTCCTGGAGCCCAGCAATCTGGGGTTGGAGTTGGGCCAGGATTCGCTTCTCGAAGTTGGCCAAGTGTTCCTGCATCCGAGCATCTTGCATGACTTGCATCCGAGTCTCGGGATCCATTCCCTCCAGGTTCGCCTGGAGCATCTCCTGGTGCTGTTGCGTGAGCGCTTGAAGTGAAGCCTGCGTTTCGGCCAGAGTGGTCTGGTTGTTTCGCTGCTGCTCGAGCACGCCTTGGAGTTCACGATCCTTTTCACGCAAGTCCTGCGTCAATTTCGCAAATCGCTGTTGAGCGTTGAGAGAGAGTTCTTGTCCTTCGGGGTCTTGCGGAGGCTGAGCTTGCTGCGGCAACACTGGTGCCGGTGTTCCTGCCACTACCTGTTCCTGGGTGCCAGCCGGTGGCTGCTGAACTGGCTGCTGCATCATCTGGACAGCTTGTGCTTGCTGTGCTGCCTGTGCTGCTCGCGCCTGGTCGTATGCCTGTCGTGCGTAGCTTCCCTCGGGTGGTGGAGGTTTCGGCGGTTGCCCGTCTGGCCCAACTTCGACCTTCCGTTCTGGAATCTCGACCCCACGCTCACGGGACAGTTGTTCCTTGAGCGCGAGCGCCGCGTTGTCGGCCCGCTGATTGAACTGGGATTGCTGTTCTTCTTGTCCAGTCATGGTTCTATTCGGCGTGCACGACGTCGCCAGATTCAGTGCCAAGCCGCCCCGAACCGGCTACAGAGGATTGGTATCCCGGTCTCCTCCCGGCTATCGAGGCCCCCGGTCGGTTAGGACCATCGTTTCCTCGAAACACCGAGCGACTACCCGGGATTGGTTCCCATCCTACTCTCACCCCTGGCTATGAGGGCGGTCCGTAGGCTGCCAGCCACGGGCCGGTGTTGCCACTGACAATAGGATGGAATGGTGGGCGACCCTACGAAGCCGGCCTGCCCAGGCTGCTGCTGCTCACTCGGGTGAGTAACCGTGAAGGTTCGCGGTGTCGTCGACCATCGCGCTTTCGTAGCGATAGTGCTTCGCGGTGTGCGGGTGCCCGGTGCGGGTCTTGTTCGCCATCGCGTCCATCGTGGTCGAATACTGCTTGCTGCGGCAGAGGGGGGTGAACATCGTCCCCGTCTTGGGCAGAGTTGCCCCACCGCTGTTGTTGCTGCTGTAGTGCTTAGGCATCAGATACCTCCTGCTGCCGGTTCGGGGACTACCTTGCCATCCTCGCGGATGACCGTCATGGCCTTATCCTGGGCCACTTCAAGCTGTTGTGCAAGGCTTTCAAGGTTCTGCTCCGTATTCCGCATGAGAGCCAGGATGGAGCCGAGGCCCTGGCAGCGGCCTTGAAGGATGCGGAGCTGCTCGTTTCCAGCCGTGCATCCCACCATTTCGTTCTGAGCGTGTGTGCGAAGATCCTGGACAGACGACTCGAACTGCTGGAAGCCAGACGCATTCCTGAGAACCAGAATCCGCTTCCCCAGATTGATGACCCGCTCAAGTCGGTCGATCTCCTTAGCCGACGCCTTCCGGATCTCGGCCTCCGTCTCCTTGACAGGACGGAACTGGCTGTCCTGCACCTGGCCCCCCACTGGACTCTGCCCGTGAAGAAAGCTGCCTCCTGGACCGGGGCCCATCAGCTCTGGTGGCGGCGCGGTCACTGGGCCCCCGCGTTCGGTGCGTTGCCGCCAGCCTCAGACTTCTCAGCCGAGCCCTGCTGCTCACCACGTTGGTTCTCGTTACGTCGGACCTGCGGACTTCCTGGTTCTTGACCTGGTCCAGCCGCGCCGGCGATCGGTGACCCACCATTCTGGCCACCCATCATCGACTGCATCTGAGCCATCTCCATAAGCGCCTTCTCTTGCTGTTCCTTGACCAAGGCGATCTTCCGCTGATGCTCAGCTGTGTGAGCTGTCGCCCTCGAAGCAGTGCCGGGACTCGTGTCCGCAAGGAGTTTGAACCGCTCGGTCATGAACTCTTGCATGTGCGCGAAGACGTGCCGCATGTCGTTGTCGTCAGCACGCCGCGGCGGCACGTTGCCGTGATACCAGCACTCGTGCTCTTCCAAGGCCGTCATCAACCCACCTTCCTCCGGAGGCACGGTGATGAAGTCGTCGGCGTTCAGAATCCCGTGGCCGATCTCGAGGATGTAGGCCATGAGCTTCGGCATCTTGACCGCCATCGGGCCATACATCTGGTTGATGACCGGCGCGCGATCCAACAGGTTGGTGAGTTGCTGCACCTGCACCTGTTTCGTCGTGAGCCGGTGGCTCGCGAGAGGTTGCACCAAGAAGCGCCCGAGCAAATCCTGCGGCCGAATCGTGTAGCGATCCTGGAAGCGCATTCCCAGCGGCCCCACTTCCCGGATCACCTTGTCGTAGGACATGAACTGCTGGTTGTTCCACGTCATCTGGTCGATCATCGGCTCGACGACCTGGTGTTCGTAGTTCTCGATCGAGCCCACAAGGCGGGAGTTCGCTTCGTCGATCTCGCTGGTGTGCTGGGTCGCTGTCTTGCCACCTTTGCCGAACGGATCCATCGCCCCCATCATCGGCGACGTCGTGCCGTTCGTTTCGCGGATGTCCTTGGTGATGATGTTCTCAGCCTTGAGAGAAACGTCGGTAACATCCGGCACGTGCAGCGGCACGATGCTGTTGTTCACGTCTGGCACCCGGAGAGTCAGGCCGGGCTGGAGAATCAACTGGCCGTCAGGGACGTTGGCCTCGTCGGAGAGCAGGAACATCGGGTTGCCAGCGAGCTGCGCCGCAGCCATGCCCAGGTTCCGCTTGAGATCCTTCTCCTGGCTCAGGCGCGCGATCATCTCGATCATGCCGATGCCGTAGAACTCCTGGTGGAGCTGGATAGGGCGCCAGGACTGGTAGGGCTTCTTCTTGTGCCAGTAGGGGACCTCGGTGATGCGGACGATCGTCTGCATGTTGTTCGGCTCGATCATCACCACGTTGCAGATGGCCGTCTTGTAGCTGCCGCCCTTCTTGGAGATGACAAGCGGACCCCACCAGTCGATGACGGTGTAGTGCGGGATGTGCGGAGCCCAGGATGCCGTGCGCGGATCGAACACACCGTAGCTGTAGCTCTTGCGCTCCTTGAACTCGTCGCCGAAGCTCATGTCGTTGGTGCCGGCGCGATCCTTGAGTGCCGCAAGGTTCAGCCAGTGCCCGAGCTCACCCATCTGTTTGATCTCGAAATCCGCCCAGGCCGATCGGTCAGCGCACCACTCGGAATCTCCGACGCTGGTCGCGTTCGGCGAGGTGTAGTAGTCGAAGATGGAGACGTTCCTGATCGTGTTGCCGTCGAAGAGCAACTCCTCACGTTCGATCTCTGTGAGCTCTACCTTGCTGGCTCCCGGGAAGTCTGGGTCGGGCACTCGCTTCCCAGTGCGGTAGCGCATCTCGCCGATCTCCTGCTTCCACCAGAGCTTTTGGATCGCGGTTCCGTAGATCAACCCATCACGAACGAAGCGCGACGCCTCGTCCAAGAAGCTCATCTCGCGGAACTGATGGCGGCACAAGCTCTCTTGCATCTTGGCCCCGGTGTCATCCTGGTCGCCGACACCGTAGAGCTTGAACCAACGCTGGTTGCCGAAGAGCGTGCGCATTATGCGCGGGTGAACGGTCTCCACTGCCTTGAACGGCTCGGGGCTGTGGAGCTGCGGGCGACCGTAGCTGAACTGCGCCAGGTTCTCACCACGGTAGAGTCGGTAGAGGATGAGCCACTTGTTCCGCAAGAACTCCATGACGTTGTAGACGTCTTTGAGTCCGGAGAGCACAGCCATCTTGGCTTGCCCGACCACGTAGGGATCCTGCGCGAGGTTCGGGTAAGCAACCGACTCTGCGTAGAGCCGAGCGGTCTTGGCGACGTCCTGTTTGTCGGTGAAGTGCTCGGGGAGTTCGTAGGCGCTCTCGATCGGCTTGGTGCCTGAGCGCCGTTCGTAGGTGCCCATCCCCCGACCGGGATACGCTGCCTCATCAACCCTGGTGAGCGGCGGGTTGGTCGTGTTCCCGAGATTCGTTCTGTCCCCCATGCCCTTTCCTGCTGGTTAGGTCACAACTTCTTGCCTGTTGCGTAGCTCTGCCCTGTAGCCGCTTGGGCCACCGCGTAAGGATTCCGGATACCCGGTTTGCCCTTGAGTTTCTCAACCAAGCGGTGAACCCGGGTCCCACTGGGGTTGCTTCCGCGCCCCAGGTGCGGGTGCTCGACTATCCGGTCCAGGTCGCTGCTCATCAGGAACATCCCCACGGTCCGGGTCTGGTTGGTCCCCTCTGGGTTCAGGTCGTTCGTCGCCATGCTTCAAAGTCTCCGTGCGGAGGACGTCGTAAACCGGGCCTGACCACCCTGGTAGAAGCCTAGCGCGGCCGGGCCAGTGGTTTTCATACCACGTCAGCCATAGCATGGGAACCTCAGAGTCGTAGAAGGCCGTCCGTTTGGTCACCGGGTTGGTCATCCCGAAGTGGTAGGGGGTCCCATTCTGGAACGTGAATCCGAGGCAGAAGATGGGGTCGCAGCCCATCAGGTGTGCCAGTTGGATCATGTAGCACAAGGAGTTACCGCTGGGGTGCCAGGGATCCGTGATGCGCGCGGGCATGTAGGGAACGTGGATCTTGGGGCGGTAGACTCCGTTCGGTAGCCGGACCCCTCGACCCCGTGCCTTGACGAGGATCTCAGCCAGGTGACGCTGCCCGCTCCCCACCATCCTGAGCAACCGGCTGTGCGTTGACGAGTAGACACCACCGCCGAAGCAGTGCTTGTTGACTACGCAAGCCATGGAGTCGGGGCATCCAGCGAGGAGGCTTCGCTCGCTTTTCCAGACGTCCGCGTCGAAGACAGTCCATACGCTGGGGACCAGCGCTCGGAGGGTCCAGTTGCTACCGATAACGAGGTTCCCTTCGGCAGCGCGAAGTGCTGCTGACTCAACCAGTCCGCCGGCTCCCCCAACGAGGTAACAAGGCTTTCCTCGTCCGGTGCCTTCAAGCCAAGTCGGATCAGGACTTCGGCCGCGCGGTGTCGGTAGCTGTGCCGTTTTGAAATGAGGTAGCTGCATGCTCGTCCGATCTCCTCTGCTTCGTCGGTGTGTTCAAGGTAGTAGTGGCAAAGCTCGAGGAAATGCTCTGGATCGACTGCTCGAGGAGCCATTGGAAATAGGCGCGCCAACTCGGGTCGGGATGCGTCTGAGACGACCAGAGTTCCACACGCAGCCATCTCGAAGAACCGCGGGCAAATGTGGTCAGCCGGTAGATCTCCATCGTTCCAAAATCCTGTGCCCTCAACTTTCGGCGGTGCAGGGGCGAGGGTCAACCCCGCTGGCACCGGCTTGTTCTTGTTCCGTGCCAAGATCCGTTTCTTGTAGCACTGCATGGTGATGCCAGGGTGACGGTGCACGTTCAACCCGACGTAGCAATCCGCGTAGCGACGCGGATGATCCTCGAGAGGAATCCACCTCGGATCACCCTTGGCCACTGGTCTGTTGCCTGGCCAGAAACAGATCTCGGCCCCCAACACCTTCTCCACTGGCTTGAGCCAACCAGTCCGAGGCTGCAAGCCAGCGTTGCCAAGAAAAAACACTCCGCCCGCGCGCTTGGCGTAAGGCACGAGCTTGAAAAGATCGGTGTTCACAGCCGGCGGAAGATAGTAGACATTCCTCCGTCCTGGCCTGGAAAGGCGATGCACGTCGATGGTGCACGGATCCATCGTGAAGACGTGAGTGAAGTTTGGCGAGTAACCTGCGGTTTCTCCTACCTCGTAAGGTTCGTCGCAGAGGTAGACCGCGGTCTTCACGCCAGCACGATGCAACGGCTCAAGGAAGGCAGGGCTCGACGTCCCTCGACCATGGTGACACCACACCAAGTCTGGTTTGAAGGATGCGACAGACTGACCCATCATCTTCGGGTAGCCCTTGGCTGATCCAGCGCTGTAGCGACCATGGGGCCTCGTGCCCCACACCCGGAGTTGGTGCACATCAAAGACCTTGACCTCGCAGCCAATCGACCGGAAGCCCCAGACCCACCCTTCGCGGTAGTCGTCGCTGTAGACCAGGCCGGAGTCGTCAGCTATTGCGACTCTGAGAGGATTCGAGTTTCCGATCGTCCTTACGTGCATGCGTGTCGAAGTAGTGGACACCCGGAGCTACCCATCGCGTGCCACCAAGTTGATGTGCTTGTTCGGAGAAATCCTTGGCTCCGGTGAACTGAACCACGTTCTGAATCGCAGCCTGTCGTGAAAGAAAAAAGTCGGACCGAGGATGCTGGTTGTGAGTGAGCTTGACTGGCGGCACCATCGTCGAGGCGGTGTTCGGAACGTCGCCAGCAACCATGAAGCAGTGCGGATCCTTGGTGAAGACCACCTGCATCTTGCCAAACCACTTGTCGTCGTCAACCCAGATGTTCGCTGGCACAAACGCCACAAACTCCTTTTGGGTCGCCCGCACGAGCTCGCCCAAGGTGTAGGCGAAGCCCTGCACCCCGTTGTTCTGCATCAGAGCCCACTCGCAAGTAGAAATGGGGAGGTAACGCTTGAGGAACTCAACATCCTCGCGCGTGCCTCCGTCTACGCACACCACCAGACGGAAGGGCACGTCGGTAAACCTCTCGAGTCTCGGGATCGCACCGTCGAAAACAACGATGTCCTCACCAGCATCGTCGAGCTCGTGAGTCTCAACGACCGTAGAAGAGAGATCCTGCAAGCTAACTGGCATCATGATGTCAAGCATCCTTCACCACCTTCGCCGCTTGTTGGCGAGTTCCTTCCACAGCCACGTGATGCAGATTACAACGCCTGCTGCAAAACACCACGTAGCTGCGTCGAGCACGTGAAGCGGATCGCACTCGACCCGCTGGAACGATCACCATCCTAGAGCAGCCATGACACTTGATCTGTGTCGAGTCCGGGGCCGGCTCCCTCATGTTGAACCTCCTGCACTGGTTGGGGTGCCGCGCCAGGTGGCAGAATCAAGCCAGACGAACTGACGGGAGACTGCTGCATCGGCTGAGGCATCGGTTGAGCTGGAACACCATGGCCAAGCTGTTGCGTGGCTGGGTCTGCTGCCTGGGAAAGCAGCGCAAACATATCGTTGTCCTCCGTCTGGAGTCCCTGCTGCACGAGTTGCTGGTTGCTCGGCGCGGCGATGTCCGCCGGAGAATGGGCGATGGCAGGGTTGGCTTGGACAACGTCCTCGCGCGTGCGTGCGGGCATGGCGTAGCCGCCCTGCTGGAGATCCTGGGGAGTCGCATTCTGGGATGGACCTGGCGATGCGCCAAGCTGCTGGACCGCACGGTCGACGAACGCCTGGACGCCCTCCATGATCTGCAAGATCCACGGATGCGAACCATACCTCGCAACTAGGACTTGTCCAACGGCGTTAGCGGAGGCGCGGGCCTCTGGAAGATAGATCGGCTTCGGGATGTCTGTGCGTCGCCCCCGCCCGATTCTGAAAGTTGCCGCCATAGTTCTGGCCCTCTCTGAGCCACTGTCTTTGCCTTGGTGAACTCCTTGGTCGGGTAACCGTAGTTGGGGTTGTAACCCCCGTCGATCAGCCCTGGTTGGTGCACCTTGACAGGTGCCGAGCGGAAGCCGATCGGTGGTCCCGGACAGTAGAGCTTGTTGTTCTTGTCACGCTTGTCGACGTCTGAGATCGCGTCGGGAATGTCGTCGTGCTTGCTGAACGGCCACTCGGTCATCTCGTCGATCAGCGGCTTCCACTTGCGGACATACTGAGCCTTGAGATCGGCTGAGAAGTAGACCTCTCCGCGGCGGAACTTGGGCTCGACCGACTCAATGCGGTAGTCCTTGATCTCCTGGCTGCGCCCTGCAATCGGGATGATCCTCGGTCGGATGAACGTCTGGCGCCGCACCTCCTCAAAGACCGACCGGAGGAGTTCGTTGTGCGTCGTATCCTCGAGCACCAGCCCCTTGAGGTTGAGGTGCTGATAGCGGTTCCACAGATCACAAGCGATGCGCACGCTGTCCGACGGTTTCCAGCGACCCACGTAGAAATCCCGGACGTAGGCGTAGCGGTTGACGTCCAGGCTCACGATCCAGAAGCACGTGCGATCCGTCTTGCCCTTCTTTTTCTCTTCCGCGATGAACGCGAAGTCGGTGAAGATGTAGGTCCAGACGGCATCTGGGATGTCCTCTTCGTTGATGACGTGGAAATATTCTGGTTTGAAGAGCTGCTGACTTCCGGCCTGCGGCCGGTTGAGATAGAAGCACGCGAAGAGTCGCGGGGGCATGAACGCCTGCTGGAAGGCGATGAACTTCCTCGTCAAGCGGCCAGGAAAGAACAGCTTTTCGCCGCGGTCGACCTTCGGTTCCTCCGAGATCGGGTCACTCCATGCGTGGATGCTGAACTCGAAGAGAACTCGCATCTCCGGATCCTTCTGAATACGGCAGTAGATGTCCGCGTAATGGTGAAGAGTCCCGATGACGAGAAGCCGACAGCCGGGATCGAGCTGTGCGAGGGTCTCACCGAACCAGAACCACAGACCCTCGACGGACTCTGGAGTCTTCGTGTTCTCCTGGGAGCACACATCATCCATGATGACGAAGTCCCAGTGCATCCCGGTGCGGACCTCGCCTACCCCGGTAGCCTGGAGAGTCGGCTCCTTGATCTCCGAGCGTGTGCGGAGAGCACTGACGAAGCTGCCCTGCCTCCACTTCTTGCTGCGGTGAATGCCGAACCGTTCTCGATACCACTCGGAGTCGATGATCTCCTTGGTCTTTTCGACGAACTCCTTGGCCTGTTTCGCGGTCTCCGAGCACACGAGGATTCGGATGTTCGGATTCTTGGCGATCAGCCAGGCGGAGTAGGCGATGTCGAAGACCGAGCTTTTGAAGGCGCCCCGGGGCCAGAGCACCATCTTGCTCTTGTAAATCACCCGGCCAGGGGCTTCGGGATCCTCGTCGCCGTGCCAATGCAGGATGTTCTCGGCTCCTACTCCGTGGGGTTGCCACTGCGCATCCGGCGCAGCTCCGGAGTCGCGGGCAAAGTCGAGGAACCCATCATCGGAGAGATACCACTCCACCTCCCGCCGTAGGCGTTCGCCTCGAATCTGGTCGATGGTGAGATCCGCGATCTGGGTCACTTGTCTTTCCCAAAAACTCGCTGCAAGTTAGCAAACGCTTCGAGGAAATCCCTGACGGCTTGGCACAACTCTGCTCGATGCCTTGAAGCCTCAGCATAGAGGCATGCTTGCCGCTCCATCTCGTCACGAGCAGTTTTCAACTCGAGCAGCAATTCACGCTCTCTTGCTTCTGTCACTTGAACCCCTCAGCCTTCATGCGCCGTTGCGCTTCCGCGTGACAGATCATCCGCTCTTCCGCAGGGACCTTGCAAGTCGTCTTGGCGCCCAGATGGCGAATCCACGACCTGGGCACGATCTTGAAGGGAACAGGGTTGACCTTGGTCCGGATCACGCCCGCAGTGTAGTTGTCCTCCCCCCATGCACGCCCCCCAAGATCCTCCGGAAACAACTTTCTGTCTCCCAAGTGCTCCTGAACGGCCTTCACGATCCCCCACGGCATCAACCAGCACAACCCGGGAGTCACGCCATGGAAGATCGGACTCTTGTCTTCGGGGCCAGCAGCCCGCTGTTCGTTGACCGAAGTGTAGTTCGTCTTCGGACACAGAACGCAGTCAGTCTGCAACTCGGACAGCAACTCCTTTAGCCAGTCGACGTGCGGCATCTCGATGTCGTTGTTGAGGCAGAGCACGACGTCAGGCTCGCGCAGCTCCGAAAGCCCCTTGTTCAGAGCCTTGTTCATGCCAAACGCGAACCCCTTGTTCTTGCCCTCGCTGACCAACGCCCAGTGACCGGGGGCTGCCGGAAGGGCCAGCACGGCGTCGAGCGTCGTCCCTTGACTCAGCACGCCGACTATCCACTCCTCGATCTCGGTCGCCTCGAGCGACGCCACCAGGTCGGTGAGCATCTTCGCGGTCATGTCGGCGTAAGACTGGTCGCCGCACCAACAGGTGATCGCCAGCAACTTCATACTGTCTGCTCCCACTTGAAATGGATCGGGTTGAGCTGAGACAGGTAAGCCCGGATGCCGTGCTTCCGGATCACAGCGAGTTTGGAATCCCAGATCGGCTGGTTCCGCTTGGTGTCGCGGATGGCCGGCGACGCTGCGTCCAGGATGGTGGCGCCAGGATCGAACGCAGACTTGATCGAGCCCTTGGGGTAGTGGGTCATGAACACGTCCTGGAGGAAGACGTCCTGAGCGCGCAGTCCGTCGCGCAAAGCCTTGAAGAGCATGCAATCACTGAACCCATAGCCGCCAGCGAACCCCTCGTCGTAGCCATGCACCTTCCAGAAATCCTCGGTGTGTAGCACCACCATGTTCTCCGGCATGTGCAACACTCTTCCGCTGCCAACCTCTCTGGACTGTAGGTGGTAGTAGTGCTTCTTTTTGAGATCCTTGGCGAGCAGCCGCCTGACGTTTTCCGCGGTGAGGATGTAGTCAGGATCGGTCATGTAGACCCAACCCTCGGAGTGTTTCATGCACAGGTTGCGCGCCCCCATCTCGTTCCACGGGATGTCATTCAGCACCCGGAAGGCTTTGGTGCCGAAACGATGTTGGATCTCAGTGGGGATCACCAAGGGAT